CTGACAACTTCCTCAAGCGGTGTTCTCTCCGAACGCGGGCGGAGGTGACTACCCCCGCCTAAGCGACCGTTGCTCGTAGTGGCGACACTCGGTACGGTGATAGGCACGACACCCTCTGATATGAGAGCACCTCGGTCTCTCACGTCAGCGAGGTCGACTTCCATCATGCGCGTCAACACTCGATGGTTTATGTAAAGGGGTTTCAATGGGAGTGAGCGGAGCCATTTCTCGCACTCAACCAAATCCTCCTTGACAATTCCATACCTCCTTGTATAGCTTCCGTAGATCCCTTCATTGCTGAAGGAAAACACAGAGCCACGGAAGTTGTAACACTTATCCGTACGAGTGCTCTCTCCTTCCGAGTCGAACATACCTACCCAAGTCCGAAGTATGGGCATAGTCCCAACGACGCCAAGAAGACCACGGGCGACGCCACGTAAGTACATCTGCATCTTCTTCTTCGAGGGGGGGTTGACCGTCCACCACAAGCGTGCGAACAAGCGACCAGGTTGGGGGACGAATCCTATCCTCTCACTGTCGCTCATCCAAATGCCTGAGATGAAACTGACTTGTTCAAAGTCAGTGAAGGTTTGGGCTTCAGGCGTGATCCCATAGTTCCTCTCAATCGAGATGATTTCATCGACGTTGACGTATTCATACGTCGCAACGACGAGATCATCACCCGCGACTAAGATGGAAGCAGGTATGCCGGCTCGCTTAAAAGCAGCGTAAGCGATCGCGGCATTCACAAGGCTGTTTCCCAACGTCGTGTCGTTGTGTCCAGATTTCACGGTGTAGTTCACGGAGTACTTCAATTTTCCTCCGGGAAAGACGGCAGACCCGGTCACCTTATCACAAGATGACGCAAACTCAGCTAGCCGAGCATCGAATAGGGAATAAAACCCCTGTCGGAAAGCGGCGTGTTGTTTTTGCATGCTTGAGTCCCAGTTCTTGCCGTCCCTCTCGTAGAACTGCACCGCGCCTTCAGCGAGCACCTCTTCCATCCATCGACCAAGTTCGGCAGAGTTCATACCAGATGCAAGGGTGACATCAATGTCACCCATGCGATGCCTGCGGAATATCGAAGTAACGACTTTCTGCAATGCATAAAACTCTGGTCCAAATTCTGCTTGTGTTGCGAGGGTCCTATAAAACTGGATGAGCCTCGCCTTGGTCGGCATTTTGTGGTTGATTTCTCGCTTGACCATCGCTTTCACTTGATCGGGAATGATGTCCTCAGTTGCACGCGATTTCAGAAAGGCTACTTGTTTACTCAAAGGCCATTTTGAGAACCAATTGAACCATTCTTTCATCGGATGCATGAGATAATCGGCATCATATCCTCGAACAGCCTCAGCGAAGTCTGAAAGGACTTCATTGACATCTCTTGACACGAGTGGGGGTTTCGCACCATGTCTGTTCGTCAATGCGTTGTGGGCGTTGCAAAGGCATTTCCGCAGAACGTGCGCCATTGAAGCCGTCCAGCCAACCAAGGTCCCGCCCTTTCCGTCCTGGCTCTGGCAAACTGACGTGATCTCCGCTTTTCGGACTTTGCAGTCTTTACTCAGCTTAGAAGGGTCGCCAAAACCAAGACAGACAGTATTCGTCGTATTGGACGGGAGTTCGAAAGCTCCCTCTTGAATTGGTCCGACGAACAGGGTCGAGTCGATGTGGCCTTCCGGCGTCAAAACAACGTGTTGGAACTGAGTGACCGCGACCTTCGCTTTCAACATAGTACCAACAACGCTGGCGGCTGCCGCGGAAACACCAATCAGCACAGGGTCAAAAGCCGTTTTCA